TTAATGGTAAGAATTACGAGTTCATTCCTGACTCTGTTCTTACTAAAGGCATGGTTTTTGATGATGGTTCTGGCGTTTTAAGACAGTATTACTTTCCTAAGTTACTGACTAATGAAACCCAAAAGCAGATTCAAGACAACGCTATTCGCTTTGACATTGGTTCAAATCCTGAAGCTAAGAGCCGCATTGACCAAATGGGCGCAACCACAACGGGTATTCTCGTTCCTGCTGGAACTGTGGATATTGGTGGCGCAAAGATGTACGACATTACATCCGTTCGTGGCCCGATTCAAGGCATGGGAAATACGAGCGAAGGCCCGTCTTACATCATGCCAGCCAACGGCGCTTATGGGCGATACATTGCTGAAGATGGAAAGATTACCACCCTAACCCAAACTGGCGGTAGCAGTCTTTTGGGAGATGTTTTTGGTGGTTGGGTTGATGATTTAACTGGCGCTCTTGGTGTTCAAGACTTAGCTGGTTCTGTAAACGACTTCTTTAAAACAGACATTGGCAAGGCTGTTCTTTTGGCTTCTGCCGTGGCTGGTTCTGGTGCTTTTGGTGGTGAGGGTGAGGTTGGAAGCGTATACGGCCCTGATAACATTGATATTGGCGGTGGGTTTAATCCTGCCTCTGTTGCTGCTCCTGCTGTTGCCCCAACAGCGCAATCAATCACATCTGATATTGCAACGCAGCAAGTAGCCCAACAAACAGCAGAACAAGAAGCCGCCCGCATAGCCGCAGAAAATGCCGCTTATGACCAAGCAATGCAGGATTTGGCTAAAAACTATGTTTCTCCAGAATTTGCCACTTCTGCCGCCGCCCAAGGTCTGACCTTTAAACAAGGTTTAGATGCTGTTCGGGCTGGTCTGTTGATTAACGCTGTAACTGGTGACCCACTTGGTCTAAGCGATGTTGGTGGTAGCGCAGGTAATAACTTTGCAGAGAGTGGATTTGCCCAAGTGCCTATTCCAGAGGATTGGAAGTCTCCGACCTACACTTACAGCCCTGTGCAGAATGTCACTTTTGAGGACTTATTCCCAGGCGTTTCCTTGCAGGGAACACAATGGCAAAATATGCCTCAAGCCCAGACATTTAACGAGATGTTTGCCTCTGGTCAACAGCAGACCCCAATGGGTTCTCCTGTGGACATAAATCAAATTGTGGGGTCAATCCTTGGACAAAGCGCAACGAGCTAAAAACCTAATCTCCGATGAGTTTTTCATGGGAGAGATTGAGAAGCTAAAGAACGCAGAACTGGCGGTTATTGTCAATTCTCAGCCTCACAACATTGATGAGCGAGAGGTTGCGTATTTGAAAATAAACGCATTACAATCAGTCATAGCGCATTTTGAATCTATGGCAGCTACGAGCGAGATAGTTAAAAAGCGCTGGAAAATCCTCTAACGAGGCAGAGGCCTACTGTTTAGGCTGACAATTTGGGAATCAAATGAGCGAAAACACGACACCGCAAGGTAGTGGAACGCTGACTGTGGACACAGCAGCGGCAGCATTTCTAGGGATGATGGATTCAGCAGAGGGAGCCGAGAGCCAACCCGAAACTGAGGAAGCGCCAGAGGAATATGTTGATGCCGATGAGCCAGAGTTGGTAGATTCTGAAGAAGCTGAAGAACAGCCTACTCGTACATTCAGGGTGAAAGCCGCTGGAGAGGAACGGGAAGTAACTGAAACTGAGCTTATTGAGGGCTACCAATTAGGCGCAGATTACACAAAGAAAACCCAAAAACTTGCTGAAGAACGCAAAGCGGTGGAAGCCGAAAGAGCGAAGATTCAGGAAGCGACAAAATTAAGAGACCAATACGCCCAACGACTGCAAATGATGGAGCAATTTCTCCAGCAACAGAACAAGGGTGAAAATTTGGAAGCGCTAAAGGAAGTCGACCCTATCGGTTATGCCGTGAAGGTGGCTGAACAGGCACAACGAGAGAAACAGTTAGCTATTCTGCAACAAGAACAGCAACGCATTGCACAACAGCAACAAGCGGAGCAATCTGAGCGTTTACAGCAACACCTCGCTGAAGAAAGTCAGAAACTGACTAGCCTTATTCCTGGTTACGGCGACCCTAAGTCTGGCGACCAAATCCGCAAGGATATTCGTGAATACGCCAAGTCTATCGGTTGGAGTGACCAAGAGCTTGCAAATCTGTATGACTCTCGAGCTGTTTTGAGTCTGTATCAGGGAATGAAGTACGCAAAACTTCAGAGCAATAAACCCGCAATCGCCAAAAAGGTTGAGGCTGCTCCGAAGATGCTAAAAGCAGGTACATCAGTTCCTCGAAATGCAGAGTTAGAACAGAACAAAAAACTTTCGCAAAAGCTAAAGCAAAGCGGAAAAGTCCGTGATGCAGCTTTACTCTTTGAAAAATTCATCTAAGGAATCGAAATGGCTACCTATCAAACCTACCAATCAATCGGCAATCGTGAAGATTTGTCGGATGTTATCTATAACATCGCCCCCACCGACACTCCCCTATTGAACACTTTGGCTCGTGGAAAAGCTACCGCCGTTTATCACGAGTGGCAAACTGACAGCTTGGCTGCCGCAACTACTGCTAACGCCGCAGTTGAAGGTGCTGACGCTTCTGACGCAACTATGTCTCCCACAACCCGTTTGGGCAACTACACTCAAATCGTTCAGAAAACCATCAAGATTTCTGGCACTTTGGAGTCTGTTGACAAAGCAGGTCGTAAGAGCGAAAAAGCCTACCAATTGAGCAAGGCTTCTGCTGAGTTGAAGCGTGACATTGAAACCATCTTGAATGCCAACCAAGGCCGTTCTGCTGGTGATGCTTCTACTGCTCGCACTATGGGCGCAATGTTGTCTTGGATTAAGACCAACACCAACAAATCGTCTGGTACTACCGCAGGTGTTGACCCCACCACTATCGGTGTGTCTACCCGTACCGATGGCACTCAACGTGCTTTCACCGAAACCATCTTGAAGGATGTGGTTCAGAAGGTTTATTCTTCTGGCGGCAACCCCAAGATTTTGATGGTTGGCCCATTCCAGAAGCAAGCCGTTTCTGCTTTCGCAGGTATCGCTGCACAGCGTTACATGGCTCCTTCTGACGCTCCTACCACCATTATCGGTGCGGCTGATGTTTACATGAGCGACTTCGGTACTATGTCTGTGGTTCCTAACCGCTTCATGCGTACCCGTGACGCTCTGGTGCTCGATCCAGAATACGCAGCAGTTGCTTACTTGCGCCCATTCGCCACAAACGAATTGGCTAAAGCTGGTGACGCAGAGAAAACTCAGATTTTGGCTGAGTTGACTTTGGAAATGCGTAACGAAGCTGCTCACGGCATTGCCGCTGACTTGACCACTTCTTAATCACACGGGGGGCTAATCACCCCCCTTCTTCTATGCGCCACATAGCAACAAAAGACGGAAAAGATACTAATTTCCACGATATTGATGGGAATTACTTTATCGAGACCAAGCAGGATATTTCTGCAATTCTCGAAAACAACAAGGCTCAATTCAATGCTATTGATGAACGAGCCAAATGGGGTGAATGGACAAAGATTGCCAGCTTGCCTAATGTTGTGATTGATGACTTGAACAAACAAGGAATCATGCGAGGTTTTGCTGTTGTGGATGAGAAAAGATTTCGGACTTTCTTAAATAACCCTGATAATCGGTTCTTCAGAACTCGACCAGGACAGATATGAAAGTTGCCATTTGCGTACCCTGCCGTGACACAGTTATGACAGGGTTTGCTTTTGACCTAGCGAAACTCTGCGCTTATGAAGGCGTGACAAGATGTGCTAAAGGTGGCTCGTTGATGATTTATCAAGTGCCTGGCACTTTGATATTCAACCAGCGTGAGCGACTTGCGGAAGAAGCACTCAAAGATGGTGCAGATGCGATTCTTTGGATTGACTCAGATATGAGGTTTCCTAAAGATGCGCTTCAGATTCTTCTCTCCCGTAAGTTACCCATTGTTGGGGTCAATGCGACTACCCGCCGATTCCCTGTTTTGCCGACTGCTTTGGACTACGACCAAGAAACAAAAGACTTGGTTAAGGTGACTAGTAAGGACAAGACGGGTCTTGAGCAAGTGTTGGGTTTAGGTTTTGGGATGGTTCTTGTAAGAAAAGAAGTGTTCCAGAAAGTCGAAAAGCCTTGGTTTTGGTTTGAACAAACCGACAAAGGTGGGACAATTGGGGAAGATATTTACTTTTGTGTGAAAGCGTTTGACAAAGGGTTTAAGACTGTTTTAGACCACGACCTTTCAAAGCACATCAGGCATATCGGAACTTACGAATATGGTTGGGATGATGTATGAGCATAGCGACTTACTCAGATTTGAAAACTAAGGTTGCCTCTTACTTGGCTCGTACAGACTTGACTAGCCAAATCGAGGATTTCGTTCGGTTCGCAGAGTTACGCTTGCGTAGAGAGTTGCGAATCCGACAAATGTTGAAATCTGTCACAACTACCACGACAGGCGGTGATTCGACTGTTGAGCTACCAAGCGACTTTCTAGAGGCTAGAGACTTTTATGTTTCTACCAATCCGATTCAGCCTTTGACTTACTCTAGCCCTGCTATTTTTAGTCGAAACACTAAGACCACTCAGAGTGGCAAGCCATTAGATTACACAGTCTTGGCTTCAGAGTTTAAGTTGGCTCCTGTGCCTGACTCCACTTATACATTGGAACTGCTTTACTATGCATCGCCTACATTTATGAGTGACTCAAATTCAAGTAATGTGTTCATGGCAAATGCGCCTGATGCGTTACTTTACGCCTCGTTGTTAGAGGCCGAGCCTTATTTGATGAATGATGCTCGTATCCAAACATGGGGTTCTTTGTACGACAGAGCAATCTCCACACTTTCAACATCCGATGAGGCTTCTCAATATTCTGGTGTTCCACTTTCAATGACTTTTGCAACGAGGTAAATCATGGCTGAAATGTCAAATTATCTAGAGAACGCTCTTATCAACGCTACCCTGCGTAATACGAGCTACACAAGCCCAAC